ATATCCGCCCTTTGGCGTACTCTTGCCACAAGGTCCATTTCTTTTATAGCAGCCATAATACCCCCAAAAGAAGGAGGGTTTTACCCCTCCACTTTATTCTTCTTCTTCTTTATAATCTTCTTTAACACATTTTTTGATAAACTCTTTTAGGTGTTTACCAAATTCTTCTTTGTTCTCACTTTTTATAGCTTCAAACATTCCATCTACTTCAGATTTATAGCCATGGTCAACTTCTTCCATCATTTTTTCATTATGTTCTTTACCTTCTTCGTAAGAACCTTTTTCGCCTTTCAGCTTTTCCATGATGGCGACCATGAGACCGCCTTTATCTTTTTTAGGACCCATCATAATCATTGTTAGACTCCTTAAATGTTACCTGAACCTACACCGGCAAGGTTAGAGTTTTTAACAACAATCATTAACTTAAGAACGTCACCACTTCTAATATCAGCAAGAGCGCCGTCTTTATCAAGAACAAATAGTTTAATAACTCCATCAGAAGAAACTGATTCAGCTTCTACTTGAAACTGTACTCCACCACCTGTTGAAATAGCAGCAGCATCTAAAAGAACACCTTGAATGTAGAGTAATGCAGGATACTTATCTGAGTCTCCACCTGGAATTCCTAAAGTAATATCATATTCTCCAACAGCAGTATCACTTATAGACTTAATACCAACACTTTTATTTTCAACAAGAGTTGGATCTCCGCCTGCACCGATAGTAGCTTCAAGGAATAAAAACTTAACTTCTTTATCTATAGCTTGTAATCTATTAAAACTTCTGTTTGCCATCTTATTTCTCCTTTAGTCTGAGTGCCATACAACACGCAGCTTGACAAAAAAAGAGAAGCCCCGAAAGGCTTCCCATTATTTAAAAATTATAGTGCAACTCTTACGTTGTACCCAGGACCTCTACATCCTAATTGAGCATAGTAACCAACTCTAACTTCAACAGAATCAGCAGATGAATCTCTTAAGAATTTAAGACCATCTGAATCAAGAATCTTAGGAGCTTTACCAAGAGAGTAAAGTTTCCAAACATCCATTTGAAGCATGAAAGCTACATCTTTAGGACAGTTTTGATCTGGAACAACTTTTATAGGACCTCTAGGTCCATGAATTAAAACACCTCTAAAACCAATTTCAGGGTTAACTTTAACGTCAACATAAGAAACTTTAGAACCTAAAGCTTTTTCTAAATCAGCAAAATTAGAGTAGTTCATAAAACAAACATCAGGCTTTCCACCTTCTCTAGCTACTCTAGCAGCAGCACCAATTAAGGCTTCTTCAAGAGGAAGTGATGAACCATCAAAACGAATACCACCTAAACGAGTAGCATCTGCACTTCTATCTACACCAAAGAAAGATTCAGTAGCTGAAGGAGCAGATGATGGAAGCCATCCACCTAGACCAGTAAGTTTAGCGTCTTTATCACCATCAATATAAATAGCTTCAGTAGCAGTAGCACCTGAAGCAGCGTTAACAAGAATAACACCTGTGTCTCTGTTGATAGTAGAAATTTCTTTGTTAGTAGTAGCTGTACCAAAGTTTAACTGCATACCAACTTCAAAGTTAGTAATATCATCAACGGTAGCTAGAGTAATAGTATCGTTAGAAGCAGTAGTAGTAGCTAATGAACCAACAACACCGATTTGACCTGAACCATCTCCAAATAGAGAAATAGCAAGTGACCGAGTAGCAGATTCGATAGCTCCATCAATCTCAACAGTAGCAGCTTCCATAAATGCGTTAGCATTCCCTTTTGAAGCTTCTATAGTTTCATTTTGGATTGAAGCTAGAGAGTAATCAGATACTCTAGTAAGCAAAAATGCTTTTAACTGAGTATTAGTTTTGTTAGCTTGAGCATCAGCAAAAGTAGCTGAACGCCCTTGAGGTATTCCGTATTTAATAGGAAGTTTAAGGTTTTCTCCACCAAAATCTTCATATTTTGAAATCATAGCAAGAAATGGATTATCTTTGTAAACCATATTCTCAATTTTTTCTTGAGTGTAATGCTGCTTAAGAGCCGCAGCAAAAGTTGTCATATTTAAAGCCATTTTAAAACTCCTTAAAGTTTAATATAAATTTTTAATCCCATTTTAACATTTTGGCTGCTAAAGCCTTACTCTCATCATCTGATAACTTTCTATCTACTCTTTCATTCGCCTGAGCAGACATGGCATTTGACAGGGTTACTTGCGACTGTCTTGGGGACTCTTCTTGCTCTACATCGTCCTTTAAGTTAAACTTAGAACGAAGTTTCCCTAGTTTTAGCAGCTTTTCAGCTTCTTCTTCTAGGTAGTTTTCAACAGCTTGAGCAGCTTCCTCTATGTCTAGGATTCTACCACTGTCATTATAATGCTCCTCTATCACGTCATAGACTAGTTCATTTGCTTCGTTTGCTTTTATTAATTCATACTTTTCTAAATTAGAATCAACATACTCGTTTATTTCATTTTTAAAACCACGTTGTATGTCATCATAACGTCTTTGTTCATCACTTTTTTCTTTTTCTAGAAGTCTATTCTCTAAGTCATCAAACTTTTTCTTGTAGTCACCTTCTAGTTCTTCACGCATTACTTCATTTGCATTTCAGGAGGAAGTTTTCCATCATTTAATTCTAACCCCGTTAGTTTGTCAAAACTAAGACCCCAGTCTTCTAGTTCTCTTAGGGGATCTTTTTTAAGTCTGTACTCAAATGGTAACTCAGGCTCTGGTTCAGGTTCTTTATTTACAGAATTAAACCGTTCCTCAAGTTCAGCTATGCGCTTACCATACTCTGTTTCTTTCTCTCTGATTTCTTTTTCTCGTCTGCTTAGGGCAGCGAATTTGCGTGAGAAATCGTCATTTTTTTCTGGCTCTTTTGCAGCTTCTAAAGATTCTTCAACTTGTTCAGATGCGTCTGATTCAGAATCTTGGTTCATTACAACATCATTAAGATGCTCGTGACTGTTCTCCATTTTAACTCCTTTAGCTTTTTGGGGTAAAACCCGATCTTTTGATCTACTATTGTATTCTTATTATAATTGTTCTTCTATTATTTGTTCTTCTGTTATAATTTCTTCTTGAGGTACTATACCTTCTTCATCTGGAACACCAAGATCAATAGCTCCTGAAGCTAGTAAATCTTGTTCTTGTGGAATATTTTCAGCTACTTCTGCTGCTGCTGTTGCTGCTCCAGCTTCTGCTAACTCTTGTGTAAGCTCTTGTGGACCAGGAACTTCTTCTCTAGCTCTTAGTAAAAGATTTTGACAATCTTCCATAAACTGTCTTAGGAGTTCAAGTCTATCATCTGGAGCACCTTGAGTTTTGTACATTAAATAGGCTTGTTGTGTTTTTCGTAAGCAGTTTTCAAGGTTTTGGTACGGTTCAGGTGGGAAATATTCACCTTCGTCCATCATTTTTTCTATAATTCTTTCTAAGTTTTTATTGTCTGCGTTTAATAAATTCATAGAAGATTCTAAATCAGGAAAATCTAATAAACTTAAGGCATCTTCTTTATTTATAAATCCAGCACCTACTAAATCTTGGACATCAGCTAGTCTTGCAGCAGGTGTAGAGGATAGGGCTGAAGTTGGGAATAGCTGCATTAGGTACTTATCTTTGTCCATGTTTACATCTTTCCAGCTAATGCTTTCTACAAACTTTCCATCTTTTGCCTTAACTTTAAAATCACCTTCTGCTAAGTATAGGTCTCTAGCCATGTCTATCATAATCTCAGCAGCGTCCATAAAAGCTTTTTCGTATCTTTTAGCTACTGCCATAAATCTTTCAGTTTCAAGATCATTAAACTCTCTTAGGGCTTTACCTGAATCTAGACCAGCAGGTTTAAGAGATTGAGCAGCTAGTTGAGATATTCCTGAGATTTCATAAGCTCTTTGGTATAGTCTATCTAAATGGCTAAATAACTCACCTGGAATACTACCTAAAGGAGCATAAGCTGGAGGAGTTCCTGCATATTTTATAACTCCACCAATTCTATTATTGAGGTGGGAGGATACAATTTTTGAACTTGCTTCTATTAATAGTTTTGGTACAGACACGAGGTGCATTGAAACTTGTATTGTTCTTAAGATTTTATTAATTTCTAACTGAATACCTTGTAGTTGTTCAGCTAATCCTTGACCAAAAAAGCCAACAGGTCTATCACCCCATCTAAAGAATATAAATGGAAAGTAGTCTTTGTCATATTCTTCTTCAAATAGTGTAGCACTTGAAACACATATAGAGTGTTTACCGTCTTTTGCTTTTGATCCAGACTTTAGGTGCCAGGATTCTATAACTCTTACCATATCCTTATAGGTAGAAGATTGATAGTCTTGAAAAGTTTCTTCATCTGTACTAGATGCCTGTTCTATTTGTAAATCATAACCAGGAAATGCTTCTTTTAGTACAGATTTTTGAACGTATTTAACTTGGTGGATCTGTCTTGGTTTAGCGTAGAAAGATTCTACGTCGTCTACTTTTATTTCATCAATGAAAACTCTTTCTGTTTTTATTTGTCCCTCTTCTATAAATACTTTAAGGCATCCTGTGCCAAAAATACAAGCGTCTTGGAATGCCATTGTAGCTTTTTCGTAAAAATCAGTGTAAGAATAAATGCCTTCAACAAATTTAGTGAGTTTTTTCGCTTTGGTTTGTAGACTGAAATCACCCCCTGAAGTCAAAAAAGTAGCTTTAGGTTTATTTTTAGTTATTTTAGAAACTACAGTATCTATCATTGACTGTATCACGTTAAGAGTAACCCTATTGGTTACATTATAAGATGATTCAGCCCTGTAATAATTCAAGGCATTTAAGCCAAAATAATCAAAATTTCCATATAATCTAGCAAATCGGAGATTGTCAGCAGCCCTGTACTGCTGTTTACTATCTAGCTTACTAACGTATGCAAATAGCTCTTGGTACAAATTGGTTTTGTTTGCTAACCACCATTTGTTCCCGTTAATTTCTGAAAAATTATTCATAAATTATCCTAGGTATTAGATGACCAAAACAATAATTCATCATCTTCCTGCTTCTGTGTTTGTTCATTTTCATGCTCAGATTCGTCTAAGTGCTCTTGTAGTTGTTCAACACTACTTAACCCCTCCACGAGACCAATGTCTGATAACTCGAATTCTATGGTTTCGGACTTAAACGATTTTACTTTATTTTGTTTACACCATATAATAAAGGACTTAACCTCATCAAGATTTTGTATCATGTCCTCTCCTATTGTTCATCTATTATATTATCTAATTCATCTATGTCTTGTTCATATAATTTTTCTAGCTCAAAAGCATAAGGATCTTTCTTACGTTCTTCACATTCTAAGGCT